CAAACTACGGTTCTACAATCGACACTTACTAAACCTTATGCCAAGAAGAAGAAAGGACAATCAGTTCGACTTTGTTAATAGCACTCCTAAACAAATGAGACGTAAAAAGCCAATCAATATCGATCAACTAAAAGATATTGAACCACTTACTGAAAATCAAACAAAAGCATTCGAGGCATACGAAGAGGGAAAGAATCTTTACCTCTATGGATGCGCTGGTACTGGTAAAACATTTATTGCAATGTACCTAGCACTGAGAGAGATTCTTTCTGGTACGACTCCTTACGAAAAACTTTATATGGTACGCTCTCTGGTTCCTACCAGAGAGATTGGATTCCTTCCTGGCGATCATGATGATAAGTCAAACCTTTATCAGATCCCATATAAGAACATGGTTAAGTACATGTTCAAGATGCCTGACGATCCAGCATTTGATATGCTGTACGACAATCTAAAGGCACAAGAAACTATCTCCTTCTGGAGCACATCATTCCTTCGTGGTACAACTTTAGATAATGCAATCGTCATCGTTGATGAATGTCAGAACCTAAACTTCCATGAACTTGACTCTATTATCACTCGTGTTGGTGAGAACTGTAAGATCATCTTTGCAGGTGATGCACTTCAAACTGACCTTGTTAAGACCAATGAAAAGAATGGTATCCTTGACTTCATGAAGATTCTTGAACTCATGGATGAGTTTGCAAGTATTGAATTTGATGTCAATGATATTGTACGAAGCGGTCTGATTAAGAGTTACATTCTCAGTAAAATGCACCTTGGATTTGCCTAATGTTTAATCACGTTGATATGGGAGTGACCCTTGAAAACATCAAAGCACAAACTGTTGATGGTTCAAGGGTCTATGTGGTAGATGGAAACAACTATCCATCGATCTCTACAATCTGTTCATTCAGGAAGCGTAAATCTATTGCTGAATGGAGAGCAAGAGTTGGAGAACAAGAGGCGACCAAAATTTCTACCCGAGCAGCGTCTGCTGGAACATCCCTACATAGTATTGTTGAGGATTATCTAAATAATAACTTAGACCTTGACAAATACAAGGATAAATTTCTTCCATTGTTATTATTCAAACAGGCAAAACCAATGCTTGCTAGAATTAATAACATTCATTTCCAAGAGGCACCCCTCTATAGTCATGAATTTGGCATTGCTGGTAGGGTAGATTGCATTGCAGAATTTGACGGCAAACTTTCAGTAATTGACTTTAAAACTTCTGCAAAAGAAAAGAAAGAATCCTGGATCGAGAACTACTTTGTTCAAGAAACAGGATATGCTAAAATGTATGAAGAGAGATCTGGAATTAAGGTCGATCAGATCGTCACTCTAATTACTTGCCAGAACGGGTTTACTCAGGTGTTTATTAAAAACCCTGATGAATATGTGCCTCTGCTAAAAGATTACATTGCAGAGTATAAAGAAGCACATGAAGACAAGTAAAAATATAGATGAACTAATTGACGAAAATTTTATGGATAAGAATAAGTTTTCAATGACTATTGAGAACATTGTGAAAGATAGTAATAGGACAATAAATTATATTGATGCTATTGTTGACTTTTGCGAAACCAAAGACATTGAGATTGAAACAGTAGTTAAACTAATTGCCCCTTCTTTAAAGGAAAAAATTAAAGCAGAGGCAACTCGTTTGAACTATATTAAGAAGACCACTAGAGGAGTTCTGCCTATTTAATTATGTCTGCTTTTGATGTGTATTCTATTTACTTGGCAGTGAAGGCACACTTTACTTCTAAGAGGTATGATTATTTTCGTTATGGTGGGAGGACTAAAACTTCAGAAGACAAATTTAATAAAAGGAACGATAGGTATTTCTTTGAGAAACTATCTAAACGTTTTACAAAAGAAGAAATTGAACAATACTTTGTGTCAAACTTTCTAGTAAATTCTAACTTCTATATTAAAGAGATGGAAGATAAGAATTTTATAGATTGGAAAAAGAGGACACAAAGTATTTCTTATTTGTTTATTCAAGATCTTGAAAATATATTAATGTTATCAAGTGATTTGAATGAAGCATTTAAATGTAGAAAGGGACAACATTCTACAATCTTAAAGATGTATCTTGGTGGAATCATTATGATTGAAACCATGGTGTTACTAAACAGAGTTACTGGGTTTATCAATCGATATGATGAACTCATGAGTGATGATGTTGTTTGGGAACAAGCATCTAGTCGTTTGAAAAAGTATGATCCTTTCGTAAAAATTGAACAATCAAAAGTAAAAGAACTTATCAAGCAAAAGTTATGAATGATTCTAGATTATTTTCTTCTGAGATAGTTAGAAAAGAGATTGAAGAAATGTATAAACTCTATGAGTCATTGACTGGTAGAGTAGGCTTCTTTGAGATGCTATCTATAGATGAAAAGAAACAAATGGCAGAGGATCTTGATCGCTTAATTCAGATGCAAGAGATCCTATATACTAGGGTGTTTTTATCTGACGATGAAGATAGTCAGATGGTAAAAGATAACTTCAGAGCAACGGCAAAACAGTTGGGAATTCCAGCACACATGCTCAGTCCAGAAGTTTTTAAAATTGCCAGGGAATCCATTTCCAACTTGAAGGAGCACCTAGAGGGGCTTGACACCCCTTGACCCCTCTGCTATGATAATCAAGTCAATACGACAAATCCAACCAATCCATTTAATACGGAGAAAAACACATGTCTTTCGCATCGCTTAAAACCCAAGGTTCCCTCCTGGACAAACTTAACCAGGAACTCAACAAAACTGAAGGTGCCTCTGGTTATATCGATGATCGCATTTGGAAACCCACTATGGGTAAGGACGGCGTAGGTAACGCTGTAATCCGCTTCCTTCCCCCTTCTGAGGGTTCTGAACTGCCCTGGGCAAAGGTCTGGAGTCATGCCTTCCAGGGTCCTGGTGGGTGGTACATCGAGAACTCTCTCACCACTCTTGGTCAGCAAGATCCTGTTGGTGAACTGAACCGTGTTCTTTGGAACAGCGGTCTTGATTCTGACAAAGAAGTTGCTCGTAAGCAAAAGCGTAAACTGTCTTACTACAGCAACATCTATGTCTTGAAAGATCCTGTCAATCCTCAGAACGAAGGTAAGGTCTTCCTGTATAAGTACGGCAAGAAGATCCATGACAAGATCATTGCAGCAATGCAACCTGAGTTTGAAGGTGAAGAACCCATCAATCCTTTTGACTTCTGGCAAGGTGCTGACTTCAACCTTCGCATCAAGAAGGTCGCTGGTTATTGGAACTATGATTCCTCTGTCTTCGGTCGTGTTGGTACTCTTGGTGGTTTTGATGATGCTAAACTTGAAAGCATCTATAACCAACTGCATGACCTGAACGAGTTCACTTCTGCTAGCAACTTCAAGTCCTACGATGAACTGAAGAAGCGTCTTGATATGGTTCTTAAAGGTGGTGGTGCTCGCATCGATCGTGAAGAGTATGAGAACGATATTGCTGCAGAGTTCCAAGCAAGTGCCCCTGCACCTGCCTACAGTGCCCCTGCTGCAAGCACTGATGAAGATACCTACAGTTACTTTGACTCTCTCGCTAACGAAGAGTTCTGATAGAGAAGGGGGTCCTGAAAAGGATCCCTTTTTTTTGTCCCAAAACGAAATTCACTTTTTAGTTACAAAAAAGTCGGGAAAAAAATTCGGGCAAAATTTTGCTCAAAAGGGTCGATGATAAATAGCTTAGTTGTGAACTGGGGTTTTATGCTCTCAACCCATTACCGCCTTCGTTTAGAGTTTATTTGCAGTAGGATCATCAATGGAGAAGAAGTCAAACTAGATGATATGATCTGGGCAGATAAACTAGCGAAAGCGAACGGGTCTGCAAGAGAAATGCTCAGGAGAGCAAGGAGAGAAGCATTAAACCCAGCAGAACCAGGATCTCTAGATGACTTTATGAACAAAATGGACCTGGGAGACCCAGATCCATCAAATCATAAAACAGGTTTTAATAGTGTAGATGAAATTGTCGATTGGTTTAAGCAAGATAAACCAGATGACTGGAGACAAAGAGATTAGTTATTTGAATACTTCAATTTATCATTAATAAATTCTGTACTTGGGGTAAATTTGAGTTCTTCTTCAAGAATTTGAATAAACTCATCTAAGAGAGATGGTTTTAAAATCAATATCTCTCTTTTTTTGTCATTTTCTCTAACTTCGTAAGTATAATTACTGACTGGTCCTCTAGATTGGTCTAAAGGGAGGATATTGCCATTTGGGAGAATGAACTGGAAAGTTTCGGAAACTTCTAATCCTTCATCTAGTACTTTTTTACCATTATAGAATTGTTCTATAGTTTCATAATGATGCACATCTAGCGGATAATCGTATTTTTCTTCAATATATGAATTTAGCGTTATTTGGCTTTTTGGCCAATCTTCGTAAATACTCTTCATATTGTTAATAATCAAAATCAACCAATCATAGGTAGAAGATCCATAATAATCAAATGCAATAGTATCTGGTCTTTCTCCATCTTGAATGAAATAGTCCTCAAATACAGTTGCACTGGGTACGATATTATCAATGAGTTTGATTCTAGCAAATATATTCTTAATTAAGATATAATTGCCATCGTATGGGTTTTTGTTATACTTTAAATAAAGTATATCTGGTACTTTACGAAAATACATTTATCTTCCCCCGTTGTCGAAACTAAAAGATGATGGATCTTCAAATTGTTCAATATCTTGTCTCGTAAGAGTGGTCAATTCAGCAAATGACATTGAGATTCTGACTGCCTGTACAAATGACGACCCTCTAAGCAAAGCAATTACATTATCAGGGGTATAATCTACGTTAAATCTAGTTAAACCACAATATTTGGTTTGTGGCATAAATTCACTTAATTTCTTTCGAGTTAAATTCCAAGTATTTCTAGTTGGATCATTAGGATCATTTTTAATAGATGCTTTATAACCACTTGGAATAATCCTAAAGACATATGGATATCCCAAAAATAATGAATTACTCTTATTGTTTGCTTTTGCAGTCGGGTGCATAGCAAGTTTAAAGAATTTGATGATAGATTTAATATCTTGCTCTTCAGTTGGATTTCTTGCCACTAAGATGTAATCATAATTAAACGTTCTGGTGCTCATTTTCTCAAATGTTTGAATAGTATTATCATTAAATACTACGCCAAATGCAGCACCAAGAACACCGTCTAAATCAATTCCAGATTGCTTTGGAATTGATTGGAAAATTTCATTTTTAGTGATGTTATTTGCGATAAAATTGCCAAAACTTGCAAGAGCAGTTCCTGCCGCTTGTCCAATCGGGAGATATCCTTCATTGAGAACAGATCCCAATGCTCCAAATTGCATTTTCTTCCAATCTGCTCCATATGAATATTCTAGTTTATTTGGAAGATATAAATAAACGCTACCGACAGCACTATTATCTACTGGACTTGAACTATTTGCTGAAGATGAAGTTAATCCAGAAAGAATTGATTGCCCCAATGCTTCAGTAGCATTATCTGTATTAAATGTATCAGCAAAAGTAGTATTTCTTGCTGGGTTTACTGCCCCATCACGAATATCTTTATTCCACCCTTCTGCTTGTGCAGTTGCATAGTCATATGCACGAAATTGAAGATACGCTCCTGTACCTTCAACACTTTTAGGGTATACTAATTTGGTTTCTTTTGCCATTACTTAACCGATGAATGTATTTTTGATGCACTTACAAATCTATTTTTATTATCTCGAAATTCCTCTAGGGGCAAACCTACAAATTCAATAAGTTCTTTTTCTGGAATTTTGAAAAACAAATTATCTGCTCTTTTGGGAATGTACCTATGTATTAATTTCATAGGTATACTAACTTTTTTATTTAGAAAGTTTTTTGCAAGTAACATACGACTTTTAGAAGAAGTGTAATGTACGTTTGCTCCCAAAAATCCATCTTCATAAATGTCTAATACTAAAACTAAAGGATACTTGTCCCAATGCTTTAAAAATGGTTTAAATTTTGGATCATACTCAAATAAGTACCAATCACCAACCATTACGTCAGCAACTGCGTGCTCAAATAGGTAATTAAACGCTGTTGTTCTTTGAGCAGAGAGTGTTCTTGCATCTTTTTCTTTGATTTCTTTGATGACACTCATACTTTTAGTTCCTTTTCTGTTAGTATTTTAAATTCCCACCTTCTATCTTTACAATACTCTCTTGCTGCTGCCCATTTTGCTTCATTGACCGCATAAGTCGTCACTTCAGTTATATACTTCTTTGTACGTCTGCTTTGTTTTTGGGGAGGCGTTGTTTGCTTATGTGGTTTGATCTCGATAATAAGTTTCTCAATCCTCCCAGTTTTACTTCTGACTCTGACGTAAAAATCTGGGAAATACCTATGAACCCTATTATCAAGAGGAGAAATATACGGGATGACGATTTCTTCACTGCCCCACTCTAGTACGTTTTCGTTTAAATCGCAGTATTTCATAAACTTCAATTCCCACAAACTTCTATAGATAATGTTAGTGGGATCACCCTTATATTTTTTGGTGTATGTAGGTCGGTATTTTCCACTATACGCCATAACGATGTCGCTAAATATAAATATACTCCTTCAGGTCTATTTAGATGAAAATTACTGATATTATGGCGAATATTGTTGGTCCTTATGGACTAGCATCGTCCAATAAGTATCAAATTTCTATACAACCAAGAAGTGATGTTCTTTCAGTCGCTTTGACCGATTATGGTCTTGGAGGAGTATATAAAGGTGTACAAGATCCTATTGTTTATGAAAAAGATGCTACTACCCTTGATGGTAAAATGAGTTATCTTTGTGATGAGTGTAATATTCCTGGGTATAGTTTTGCGACTGGTGAATTTAAAGGTGCAACTCCTGGTGTTAATATTAGATATGCTCACACAAAGGTCTTTAATGAATTAACACTTGGATTTTTGATGGATATGAAACATATCCCATTTAAAGTTATGCAAAATTGGTCTGATTTAATTTATCAACGTAGAGATACCACAGGAACTGCTGTAGAAAGAAGTTTCTTTGAACTTGAATATTATGATAATTATGTTGCCGATATTATCATTGAAAAAATTGAACCAAATAATGAAATGCCTGCTCAATATAGAAATGCATTAAGTAGTTACCAAACTCATAAATCAGTTAGTAAAGTTAAAATAGTAAATGCATTTCCTTATACTATGTCTAATGTATCAATGAGTAATGGTCCAAATCAACCTATAAAATTTCAAACATCTTTTTATTATGAGTATATGGTACAACTTAACCCAACAACTGCTACCCCAAAACCTACAATTTTACCTAATTAATGGAGATTGATTTATGTCATTGCCTACATTAACCACACCTACCTATGAGTTGGTAGTTCCTTCATCAAAAAAGAAAATTAAATATAGACCATTTGTTGTTAAAGAAGAGAAAATTCTTCTTATGGCGCTTGAAACTGAAGACGACGCTCAAATTGCAGCAGCGATTAAAGATATTATTTCTACATGTGTTACCTCAAAGGGATTTGATGTAGATGAACTAGCAACATTTGATATTGAATATTTGTTCTTAAATATTAGAGCAAAATCAGTTGGAGAAGTTATTGAATTAATTATCACCTGCCCAGATGATAATGAAACTGATGTAAAAGTAAATATCAATATTGATGATATTAACGTTGAATTTGATAAAAATCATAAGAAAGAAATCAAATTGACTGATGATCTATGGGTAGAAATGAAATATCCTGGAATTGATATGTTTGCTAATTCTCAGGAAAATATTGATGATACGTTTGAATTAATTTCTAAATCAATTGCTAAGATTTATAATTCAGAAGATGTGTGGGACGAAACTACAACTACACCAGAAGAGTTTCTTACCTTTGTAGAGGGAATGAATAGTAAGCAATTTGCTGAAGTTCAAAAGTTCTTTGATACTATGCCATCATTGAAGCATACTGTTGAAATTACTAATCCTAAAACTAAAGTGAAAAGTACCTATAGTATTGAAGGATTGTCTAATTTTTTCGGATAAGCCTCTTCCATAATTCTCTTGAAAATTATTACAGAACTAATTTTGCATTAATGCAACATCATAAGTATAGTTTAACTGAACTTGATGGTCTTATTCCATGGGAAAAAGATATTTACGTCAGTTTACTTAGACAATACTTGGAAGAGGAAAAACAAAGAATAGAGAGAGAAAATAGCAGATGAATCCAAAGCAACTAGGATTAACTGAATACAATGACATCATGCTTTCAGTGTATGATGCAAATCCTGTTGCGAACATTTCCGAATCTCTCACTAAAACAGAAGAACTGGCAAAACCAGAACCAGAAGAAAAGAAACCTAAGAAGGTAGGATCTAACCTTCTTAGGAAGGAAACTTATAAATTAAAATTAGCAGCAGTTGCTAATTTAAAATTAACAAAAAGAATCTTTGCTTATGAAAAGCGTAGATTAAAGCAGTTAACTGTTGATTTTGGTAAAATCCAGAAAACTGCTGCAGATAGTAAAGATAAAAAAGATAAAAAGAAAAAGAAGAAGGAAAAGGACGAAAAGAAATCTATTCGTGGTTGGTTCGGTAAAGCGTTACGAGATCTTGCTAAGAAATTAAGAAAAAGTATTTCGGATGCGATTAAAAGGTTCCTGAGAAAACGTTATATTAAAAATTACAAGAAACTTTCTCCAGATCAAAGAAAGAGAGTAAGGGATAGAAAGAAATTCTTTGATAAGCAAAAAAGAAAGTATAATAGATTTAAGCAAAGAGGTGGATTTGGTGGAGTCCTTAGGAGAAGGTTAGGTCGTGCTGGCACACGATTAATTGGCAAAAGAAATGCAGCTAGAATTAGATTATTCAGACAAACTGGTGGTGTTCGAGGTGCAGTAAGAAGACAATTCTTCAAAGGGGTTAGGGGTGCTAAAACTGCTGTCAAAGGTGCATTAAGCACTGTAAGGCAGGTTAAGGATATTATTGGAATTGGTATTCAAACTGCCAAGGGTCCTGGGGCAAGACCCGCTGTTAATGCTGCAACAAAAGCGGGAAGAGGCATTATTGCTCAAACTGCAAGAAATGCATTTGTGGGTGCTCTTGGTAAAGGTGGAAGTAAGCAAGTATTGAAGATTGTCAAGAATTATATTTCTCCTGTTATCAAGAGAATACCAGTTATTGGTACTTTGATTGATTTTGCTTTAAATTTCTTTGTATTCAAAGAACCATTGGGTAAAGCAGCATTTAAAGCAATCGGTGCTGGTTTAATGGCATGGTTAGGTGGTGCTATTGGTAGTGTGGTTCCTGTTGCTGGTACAGCAGTTGGTGCTGCTTTAGGTGGATGGGCAGGTGATGCATTGGCAGGACTACTTTATGACGCAATGTTTGGTGGTGGATCATCTGAGGGTGGAGAAACCACAGATCCTTCTAAACTTGAACTAAATCAATTCTCTGAAGGTGGTAAAGTACCTGCTAAACCACAATTGGTAATGGTGGGCGAAGGGGGTGAGGAGGAATTTATTATTCCTAAGAGTAAACTTGCATACTTCTTAGGTTCGGATGCTGCATCTGACTTTGTAAATGCTGGGGCAAGTAAAATTGTCAGCAGTGTTCAAAGTTATTTGAGTGATAGTGGATTACTTGGTAAGGCAGTAGGTGCTATACCAGAGTTATCAAAAGTAAAAAGTATTGCTAAAGAAAAAGTAAAATCAGGATTTAGAGCAGTTAAGCAAACATCTGCAAGTGAAGTATTTGGAAGAATACTTAAATTTATTGAAGAATCTTTAACCAAAGTTAAAGACATGTTTATGGGAATTTTCGAGAAAGTAAGATCGTTTATTCCAGATCTTAGTGGGTTAAATCCTTGGGTTAAAAATCAATTAAAATGGATTGCTAAAGTTGCTGGTGGACCACTTGTTACTTTAGTTGATGTTATGCTTGGGGGTGGTGCTGCACAGGCAGCAACTAGGGACCCAGCGGAAACTTTAACTGGTGGAGGAGGGTTTGAATACACCGATCCAGACACTGGAATTAAACTAACAAAGACATCAGATTATGGTACAAGGAACGATCCTTTTACTGGACAAGTAAAGAATCATGGTGGAACTGATATTTCTACTGCATCTGGAACTCCATTAAGGGCAATCAGTGATGGAGAAATTGTTGATTCGGATTCTCTTGGGAACAAAGGATGGGGTAATTTCTTGGTATTTAAAGATGATAGAGGAATGTATCATCTTTATGGACATATGCAAGGTGGATATAAGAAAAGTGGTAAAGTGAAGAAGGGGGATATTATTGGAAAAGTTGGATCTACTGGTAGATCAACAGGTCCACACTTGCATTGGGAAGTTGGAACTGGATGGAATGGTGGGGTCATTACTGGTCCTATGGATCCACTTTCGAACTATACTTTGGAACAACCATTCTTTACAAAAAGAGATGAACCCAAAGAAGAATCACCTAAACCTTCAACACCACCTCCAGCAGTAACTAGAAGTCAACAAATTAAAAGAAATATACAAAGAACTAGATCTTCAAATAAAGATGATCAGGCATCAATAGCACCTCTAAATAGGAAAGATACTGCAAGCAATTTACAAAAGGTAGAGGATGCTGCTGAAGAAGAGATGTTAGTTGCTATGGAACCAGAGGTCATTATTCAAACTCAATATATTCCAATTCCTATTAGTATGGGTGGTAGTGCTGGTGGTTATCAGAGGTCTTCTTCCTGGTTACCTGGAGTTGTAGGAGCATAATAAGACATGGCAAATTTTCCAAATTCGGCAGTAAAGAAAATTAAGAACGATGCCCACAAGGAAATTGCTGCGGGCATTCTGATTGCTTATGGTCTTTTCCCACGTACCAATGAAGGTATTGCTGCAGCACAACGTCTTATTGCAGGAAGAGAAACTTGGTTAGCACCTTCTGGTCTACCAAACTATTATGATGATATTGAAAGTGATCTGATGACGGGCAGAGAAACTGCTGGAATTAGATATATTAGAAATGCTTTAAGAGAATTTTATGGACTTGATGATAATAATTCAAGTAAAATTACTGTACCAAAAGTAGTCACTGGTAAAACAACTGTTTATAAACCAGAAGATAAATTTGTAGATGATATAACAGAAAATCTTGATAAGAAGTTAGAAGAAACTTCTAATGACATTATGGATGTTGTTGATGCTTTAATTGAAAAGCAGAAGAAAGATTTTGAAGATTTTAAAAGAAAGCAAGAGGAAGATAGAAAAAGGAGACAAGAGGGAGAAAATCAATATCCCACTCCGATTGGTCCAGATCCCATTCAAGGACCAGCAGAACCTCCTGTTCAGGGACCAAAAGCACCCCCTAAGAAAACTGTTGCTCCAGAAAAAGATGAAGATTGGGAATCTGAAGTTCCTGATCAATTAGGAACAAAGTTAGATGAACTAATTGATCAGGTTAAGAATGATCCTTTACCTCAACCAACTGAAACTAAAAGAAGAAAGACACGAGGAAAGAAACCTATCAAAAGAAAGATGAGGTTTGATGCTCGTGAGATGGGACTTGGTGGATCTTTAAATGAAATTCTGGATAATGTCATAGAAACTAGAGAGGCATTATTTAACCTTTATAAACTTAATAAAGAAAGATTTGAGTTTAAGAAAGATGTTGATCAAAGGTTGACTCAACTGCTTCAGGCAAAAATACGTGAAAC